CCGCCAATGCCGCCAAGAACTTGCAAGGATAGGGACGCGCCAGTAAAACTGGACGTGCCGCCGTTTGATCCGGCCGCGCCCGTGTTCCCGGCGCCCCCTACTCCTACCGTAACCGTATATCCGACGCCGGCCGCAACGAGAGCCGGGACATTCTGCGCGATCTCGCCCGCGCCACCGCCACCGCCAGCGGTCGCCGAAGCGCCGCTTGCCCCAGCCCCGGCCGCACCGCCGCCGATCATGGTCAACCAGACAGAAGAGACGCCGGTCGGCCCGGTGAATACGCCATTCGCCGTGTATTCGACCGATTGCAGGGTCGTGCTGCTGCCGGTGCTGCCAGCACTTCCGGTGCCGCCCGTGTTTCCAGTATCGCCCGTCGCTCCTGTGGCGCCCGTTGGGCCGGTCGTGCCAATGCCGACGCCCGTATTGCCGGTCTGCCCGGTTCCTCCGGTTTGGCCCGTATTGCCCGTCTGTCCTGTGTTTCCGGTATTTCCGTTCGCGCCGGCAACTCCTGTCGGACCAACATCGCCGATGTCCGATGTTGGGTCGAAACAGATCAGGAGTTCGTCGCCGCTGGCAAAGGGAGAGGGCGTTGAATCCGCCAAATTATTGACCGTCAACTCGCGATAGGCCGTGTGTGTAATGACTTGCGTGACATCGAACAGGAGCCATTTCGTCGGGTCGTATTTCTTGACGAAGCGAACCAGTGCTTTTTCTGTTGAATTGCTGAAGGTCGCCAGAAAATCGAGGATGTCCGCGGTATTGGTTCCGAGGTTGTCCGTGGTGCTGATATAAGCCGCCGCCGCCGCGTCCTGTGTGGCATTGTCGAAGCGGAAATTGCCGAACCCTGGATCGGCGTTACCGGTCAAGCCGGTGAACAGGTAATCAAGCGTAATAGCACCGCCGAAAGGACCGGTCGGTCCCGTCGGACCTGTCGGGCCTGTATTGCCAACGGTTGCCCCTGTCGGCCCCGTGGCACCCGTTCCACCGGTATTACCGGCTCCCGTTGCCCCGGTCTGTCCGGTAGACCCCGTGGCGCCCGTTCCGCCCGTGTTTCCGGTCGGAGCGCCCGCCGGTCCCGTTGGGCCTGTCGCGCCAGCTTGTCCGCTCGATCCCCACCAACCGCGCCAATCAAGGTAACTGGTAACGGATGTTCCGCCGGTCACAATCTCATAGAGCGCGAGGTGCCCACTCGCCAACGGGCCGGGCCATCCACTTGGCGCGCTAGTCTGTTGATGCACGACGCCGGAGGTGTCGGCGTAGAGGTAATTGGTGACGCTCGCCGTCAGCGTAAGCGTGCCATTCGCAATGGAGGTCGGCGTTCCGCCGGGCAGCACCACGCCCCCGTAATATCCCCATGTCAGCCCCGCGCACGCGCTCGCGTGACGGCCGAACGCCATGCCGGTCGACGCGGGGTCAAACAACTCATTCGCCGTCGCCTCTTTCTGCGCTTGGGAAACGAGGATTTGGTCGAGGTTGGTCGTGCTGTCGCTCATGTCACCGCCCTTGCTTGTGTGCCGAGGTTGAATTCGCCTTGCTGCTGCACGCCCCAATAAACCGTGCTTTGTGCCGATCCAAAGTCGGCCGTCTGCGCCGCCACGGAATAGATCGCGCTCGGCGTGGTCGTTATGATCGTGCGGACGATGGTCGCGTAGCTGCTATTCGTATAGATATCGACCGTATATTGCTCGGTCGGCTGCGATAGCGGAACATCCACGAAGTCATGCCACGCCCCGCCAATCCGAGTCCGGCGCCGCCATTGCAGGAACAAGTCCTGATTTGGGAACCGCCCGCCGCCGAGACAGGTCGGCGCATAGCACAAATTCGCCATCGCGAAATCAGTAAAATCGATGTCTCCCGCAGTTGCCAACGTGCGACCGGCCGTGACCGCCCGATACTTGCGCGGCAGATAGATTTCGCCGGAATGGCCGAGCACATTGGTCGATGTAGGCAAGAGAACGAACTTCTCGTTCGCGACGTGCGCGCCGATCATCCATTCCGTTCCCCGCCGCCCGCGCAGGAATCCGGTGAGCAGATAGGTCAGCGGAGCAATCAGCACCGCATCGCGGAATTGCAGCACTTCGATCTGCCGGATGCCCGTCGTCCCAACCGTCCCCACCGCGCAGAGGTTCGCCCCGTTCAGCACGGAGATGCGCGTCGCGCTCGATAGCGTGCCTGATCCGACGTTTAGCTTTACCGTCAGGCTGTTCGTTTCGTCGAAGATATTCCCGCCGCCAAAGTCTCCGATGATGGATTGGCAATCGCCGAAGGTATCCGCCACAACGTCGGTTATTTCCTCGGCGAAGGTCGCCCCGCCATCAATCGACTTGAACAATGAGGCGCCCGGCCACACAGACGCGCTGGCGCCATTCATGGCCGCATACCATCCGTACGGGTTATCGACATCGGTGACGAGCGGCAGATCAAGCAGGAGTGCCACCGTATCCATCGGTGCCGGAGGCGGAGGAGCAGGCGGCGCAAGGCCGGGGCCGCCCACCGCGCTCTGCGTGTAGACATAGGTCGCCGTCGTGATGCCGTCGAACTGAATGACGCCGGGAACCGTTTCGCTTTTGTCCTTGAATCGGAGCGTATAGCCGTTCGCGCTTACCACGTCCGTCGGTTCCAGATAGGCATATTTGCGCGGCGTCAGGATGGTTACCTTGTCGCGCCCGATCCAGGCATCGAACATATTCCGGTCGGCGACGCTTTTGGCAAACGTATCATCCATCGATATCGGGAGTTGCAACGATACGGCCAGTTCTGATTGTGTGACCTGCCGCTGCGAATGCTGCTCGCCATTCTGGTAATCCGCGTTGACGTTGATGTAAACCGCGGAAATGAATTGCGGCAGATCGACTTCCTGCGCCCGCATGACAGTTGCCAATGGCGGCGGCGTCGAGCCGCTGGCAAAGGTGCCGAGATCATTGACCGATATCGTGACTACAGGGGGCGCCCCGCGCTTCACGAACTTGGCAACGGTATCGGATTCGACCGCATCGAAAAAATAACTGATCTGGAGTGGGGTTATCATCCCCCGTGTCGGCCCTTGGCTGGCGATCACATAGCCGTCGACCAGATCGGTTAGTTGCGAAACATCGATTTCGGAAGCAGATAATCCAGACTTGTTCGACAGGTCGGCGACGATTTCGGAAAGCAGGATCGGGCCAGAGCGCGGTTGCAGGGATACGATGCCGTTGCCGATCAGGATCAATCCGTTGCCGAGCGAGATGCCGTTATACAAGAACGAGCCGAGCGCGCCGCCGAACGTGGCGAGCGAACCGCCGCCGCCTTCATTCGCAAGCGTGAATGTCCCTGCCACTTCGTCGAATTTATAGGCCCATGCGGTGTTGCTGCTGTCGCCTTGAAAATAAAGGATTTGATTCCAGATATCGTAACTGCCGGTCACTCCCTTGAAATTGGCGGGCCAATGCGCGAAGGGGACCGATATGATGACATTGAGGTCAGTATCGAAAACGTACATCTCGTCATAAGCCGCAAGGTTCGTATGCTCCTTGATGCACCATATGCGGCCGGTAACAACATCGACCTTCGTCGTCCATGACGAACCGCCGTGCGTGCTCGGCAGGTAATAGTGGGCGACCGTGCTTCCGCTTGTAACAGCCCCGCTCGGCGCCAGCCATTTGGAGATAAACGCACCGCCCACGCCGCCAGTTGCATAGACCGCGCTTTCCCAGTAAATCGGCATACTGTCGATGCCGTAGAAAATAACGCTAGGATTCGTGGAATTCGTGGGGTCGAATATCGGCGACGCCGTAATCGTCCCGTCATAGTAGAAAGCGTTTATTTGCTGTGAGGAAAACCCCACGGGAGTTCCGCGCGCCCAGCCGATGTGCGGATTGTTGTAGCAATTCAGCGTGATGCAGTTGCCGGTGCTTTCGGCAGGAGCCAATGCTGAGACCGACACCGGTGTATCAATGGGAGTGCCCACCAGATCGAACGTCTGTATCTCATACGTCGTCGGCATCGATACGACATCGCTGCCGCCCGAATGCGCCGTCCACCATCCAAGAGTCAGAACGCCATCCTCCAGCGACGCACTCTGCGGCCCGGCGCCGCCCTTGCCGGCGCGGTTGTCGTTGTTCCAGACCGTTGGCGGCGTCCCAGGAAAGATCGAATAGCGCCACGGGATCGGCTGCCCGGCGGTGAAGACTTCAAACGTGAAATTCGGAATCCGGTTGCCGTAGTTCGTCAGATAGAAGTCAGTGAATACGATGTAAGCCACGCCGCGATTCGCCGGCACGTTGCCCACGCCTTCAGCGGCTTCTATCGTCGGGTCTGGCAATTGCGTTTCATCGCCGAGATAAAGCACAAAGGGAAAATCGCCAGGGTTCATCGTCGACGGGTCATAGACCAACCGAGAATCCGCCCAGATGCGCAGGACGCCGCCGATCGGTCCTTGGCACAAGTCAAGGGCAAAGGATGCCGAATATGTGTACGTCGTGACCGTCGGGCCGCCCTTGCCGCCGGTCTTTTGCTTATGCTCGATGAGGTCGGTCTGCCAGATGATCTGCCCAGCGACGCGCATCGTGCCGTAGAGGAACGGGATCATCGCCCCATACGTCGAGCCTTGCAGCTTCAGATCGCTGACGCGCGGCCCGTTCTGCCCTTTCTGCGTGAGCATCCCGCCGATTGCGCTGCCAAGCATCCAGCCGAGTTCGCCCCCCAGGCCGGGGAGGATCATATTTCCTACTACCGCGCCGGCCGCTCCGAGGGCTAGCGATGCCATTACGCCGCCTCGCGGTAGCGATAGGCGCGCATGATGCGCGAGTGCCACACATTGTCCACCCGATGCTCGACGACGGCGCCGCGCATCTCTAGGGCGTGGATGATGTAGGTCGGATACAGGCGCGACAAGATTGCGAAGTGCATCGGGTCAAGTTCAAAGCGCAGCAGGAAAATGTCGCCCAGCGTCGCCTCGCCGATCTCGATGCGTTGCAGGTATTTGTCCGTCGCCGCTAGTAACGCCTCTGGATCAGGCTGCCGCCCGTAGCCGCGGACATCGATTGCCGCGTCGTATTCGGCCGCTTCCTTGACGCCCAGCGCGCGGGCTACCCCGACCACGAGGCCGATGCAATCGGTCGCCAGCCCCTTGCGCGATGCTTGGTGCATCCACGGCGTCCCGACCCATGTCCGCGCCTCTGCGACGATGGCGGGGCCGTTCACTGATGCCGCCCGACTTGGATTGTCTTATCGATGCCCGGCAGATACGGCTCGCCACGGAAGTTGACCACGTTGGCGAACTTGTCGCGGCAGGTTGTCAACGAACGGTCGCAGCCTGCGATTGCCGTGTAGGCATCGCCAATGCTGACCGCGTAGGGGAATGGCAATTGCAGGACGAAAACGCCCGGCGCATAACTCTTGATCTCCATCGACAGGCCAGCATTGAGTCCACTGGTGAACGTGAACAGGCCGCCGTCGAAATAGCCGGAATTGCCGCCAAGGGGGGTAACCGTTCCCCCGCTGACGTAAGGGGGATAAACCCCGGTGTCTGACGTGTCGATGCCGATATCAAAGTGCAGACCCGATAGCCCGTGAATCTGCGCCGTGCCATTCAAGAGTGCCGGGCCGACAATCCCATCGATGATTACCGCCAGACCGTTGATCAGGTCTGTCGCATCCGCTACCGTGAAAACGCCCGGCTTCGCATTGGTGATGTTCGTCACCGCGGTCCCGCCGGTCGGACCCGGCTCCGTTCGCGCGCTATCGTAGAGCGTGACGCCGGTATTGCCGACGGCCGTGATCGTGCTGGTGACGGTGAACGGCGTTAGATCGATCTTGCATCTCGCATCGCCCAGAATCTTGACGCGACAGGTCGGCGACGTGATCTCCCCGATGCTGCGGGAGTAGGCTTGCATGATCCCGCGCATCTCGGCCTTAAAGGCGCCGCGCTCGATCGTCACCTCGCCCAGCCGTCCAATGCGCTCGATCAGCGGCCCGCAGAGCGCCGTGTATTTGATCGTGCCGGTCGCCGGAGTTGCCGGCGTTCCCGTGACGGCAAATTTGAATTGCACCGTGCTCGGCGTCACCGTGACGGTATGGACGCCCAGATATTCGACCTGATTGGCGCCGGAGATGAACACCTGATCACCAACCGCAAGCGGGGCATCCGTTGTCGGCAGGTTGACCGTCGCAACGCCCGCGGCGCGCGTGATGCTCGTCACCGGCTTGGTTCCTGCGCTGATAATCACATCTTTCCAGTTGACC